TCTTATGGGGTGGTGAACTATTCTATGTGCCATCAACCGCATTCACAATTACGGATACTGCGGTTGCAGTCATCTCAACATCATACGTTGTTGGAGTGAATGCTGACCCTGTATTGATGACTGATGGGTCGAATAAAAATGTGCATGAGATTAGAACTATTGAGATAATTGATGGCAATAGTTTATCTCCTAATTATGTGGCAGACTTTTCGCAATTCGTATATGGAAATGGGAATTCACAATGGAAGACTCATGTGATAGTGGCAGGGGACATCACCAATTTATCGGGTGGTTCATTTACATTATCGTCGGGACTATTTGCCTACAAAATAGAAAGAAAAACAGTAATAATAAATTTGTATTTATTAGGAACACAAAGTGGAGGAAGCACGTCTACCTATCGCATTGCATTGCCTCCCGACATACCTTCGACAACTTCGGTTGGATATTATTCCACAGGGTATGATATATCCACCGACAAAGCACTAAGTATGGGAGTGGCCGTTAATACTCTGAATCTTTCAGGAATCTTTGCCAACGGAAGTCACAATATTACAGGACAAATTACATTCGCAATTCAATAACCGTTCTTTGCATTCATAGGTCGCTTTCTTGCCTCACTTGACATATTGTCGAATGTTTCAAGAAGTTTCTTCTTCGTATCATCGGGAAGTCTGTCGACAAAGTCCTGCAATGCATACGATGACACATCGGAGATTGACCTCTCTTTGGAATATGCCAATGCAGTCAATATCTTCTTAACATATGCAGGGGGATAAGTCCGAACCATTCGCATCTTGATGTAGTGGGATTTATCAGGTCGTGTCATTTTGGTGGCTTAATTATCAACCAAAGATACTCAATTGAAACAAAACAAATTTAATTTTGAATTTATGTACACGCTTGACCCTAATGCACCCGAACCAATCATGTTGCTCGATGAAGCAATCGGATATGATTCGGACTTCCCGAATGACCCGTACATTGATGGCTCACTATTCGCTAAAGAATTGTTGATGCTTGACTCTATGGGGAAGAAGGTCATCAACATATGGATTGCAAGTGGTGGTGGCTCTGTCATTGATGGGATGAAGATATACAATGCTATACTTCAGACAAAGGCAAAGGTCAACACACACATCATCTTTGCAGGGTCTATCTCTGCGGTCATTAGTCAGGCAGGTCGTGAACGCACGATGGCTGACTTTGGCAAGTTGATGTTCCACAATCCAAGTGGAGGTGATGACAAAGGATTGAATGCAATCAAGGATTCCATTGTGACCATGATTGAGAAGCGTTCTTCAATGTCATATCAAGACATCAGTAAGATGATGAGTCGCACAACATGGATTGGCTCAGACGAGGCACTTGCTCTCGGCTTATGCGATACCATTGAGCATTCTGATTCATTGAATAAACCACGAATGATTGGTGATGTCACAGAGATGGTCAACAATGCGAAGGCATATGTAAACAAGGCACTTAATAAAACAAATAATAAGATGAGCAATGAAGTAGCAACTTCACTCGGATTGACTGCGGATGCATCATCTGAGGAAATCGTGAAGGCAATCGAGGAATTGAAGTCCTCGACAAATGTCGAAACAACAGAAGCAACTGAAACAACAGAGGCAACTGAAACAACAACAGACTTGCAAGAAGTTGTCAACACTCTACGTGCAGAACTTGATGCAATCAAGAACTCAACGAAGGTGGCTGAGAATGTTGCATTGAAAACAAAGGCAACGGAACTTGTTGACAAATACACAAACAAATTAGGCAACGTAACGGATGAGATAAAGTCATCATGGGTGAACAAGGCAATCGAGAACTTTGACGAAACTGCCTCCATGCTTGATGCACTTCCTTTGAATTTCAAAGCACCTAATATTGATGTGACAAACAAAGCAACAGAGGTTGAAGTTCCAACAACTGCACTTTATATGTCGGCAAAATTAAAGAATGAATTAAAGAAACAAGGTCGCAAAGTTTATCTCGGCTAATCAACACAACAAAATCAAACTTAAAAAAATAAGAACACAATGGCATTAGTAATAAACGACACACAGTATGCAGGTACATTTGCCTCATACTTTTGGTTACCTGCGACATTCTCAATGGATACAATTCAGAAGGGAATCGTATATGTTCAAGATGGAATAAAGAAGAAGCACACCATTGGTCGTGTTGACTTCTCTGACCCACTTCAACCACGCACACCAACACCATCATCAAGTGGAACATTCACGGTTGATGGTCGTACTTTATATCCACAAGATATGATGTGCTATACTGAATTTAACCCACGTGACTATGAGCAACATTGGTTGGCGGAGCAATTATCTCCAACATTGTTGGCTCGTGAATTACCTATTACGGCAGAAAATTACATGATGCAAATCGCATTGAATCGTACATTCGAATCAATCGAAGGTGGTCTATGGATGGGGTCAACGGATTACGCAGGTGCTTATCCATTAGGAACACCACAATATCAATGGCAATTCTTTGATGGCTACTTGAAGAAGATGGTGAATGATATCGGCATATTAAGACCATCAACTCCCGAAGTTTCTCTTGATGCGACTAATGTTGCAGATGCCTTTGACCAATGCTTGAACCTTGTTGCGGTTAATAAGAAAGCGTTGTTGTCGAAGCCGACAAGATATGACAAGATGAAGTTCTTGGTGTCTATCAACACAGAGCAATTGTACCATACATTCATCACAACATCTTTAGTTTTCAAAGGCGTGAACACGACTGATAGAGGTATCAATTTATACAAAGGTTATGAGGTAGTTCCTGTTGCAGGTATGCCTGACAATACGGTTGTATTCTGCGAAGCAACGAACGATGTTACTTCTAACTTATACGTGGGTATGAACTCAACAGAAGATAACAATCTTCAGTTGATGAGATTGCAAAACAACTCGGAATTATTCTTCTTCAAAGGTCTGATGAAGTACGATACGCAATATGGCTTTAGTGAGCAAATTGCATTGTACACAACATTAGTCGCAGGGGATTTCGAATAGTCCCATCATTTGAACTGCGAGAAGATGGGAGTAGGGAACTACGAGAAGATGGCAGTAATGAATTAAGACAATAAGCATGGCTAAGAATAAGAACAGAAAGGTGCAGGTGGAGGCGAAACCATCCCAAGAAGTTTCGATTGAGAAACCAACTCAGGAAGAAGCAATTCTTCCTGCACCTTCTTATCTTGACATCTTCAACGAATATCCAAAACAAAAGAAGTTGTTCATTGATGTTGATGGAAACATCCATCGTGATGCCTTCAATGTAATGGGTAAACTTATATCGGTCAACGGAAAGAAAACAATCGCAGAAGTGATTGAAAGACCAACACAACTTTAAAAAAAACAATCAGCCAAATGGCATTGAACGATATTACAATCAACAGAGGACAAGGTGGGTTGGGTCGTGCATTAGATGGTGAAGATTATTATTCGGGTATATTATTCTACACGGACAACAATCCCATCGGCACAACTCAAGCACAGATATTGTCACTTCAACAAGCAGAGGACTTGGGAATCGTTGGGGACTACTCCGATGAAACAACAGCAAGTGTAACATTCATCGTTGACAATAATGGTTCAACGGGTGACACGGTGAAGTTGATTTCTCCTGAACCATCGGGCAATGTTACCATCTGCAACGTATCATTCCCATCGAGTGTGAATGGAGATGGTAGTCTTCAAGCATCATACATTGCAGATGCAATCAATAGTGGAACAAGGACTCATGGATATAATGCAATCGCAACGACTTCTACGGTGGAGATATTCTATCGCAAAGGTCTTGGAATTTATCCGAATACAAATCCAATTTTCTGCCAACAAACGGGAGATATTGATTTCCTATTTGTCAGCACAAACAATGGAATTGCATCGGAGAAGGCGGTGTGGCATTATCACATAAGCGAATATTTCAGACTTCAACCAAGTGGAAACCTTCGTGTGTACTTCGCACCATTATCAGGCAATGCATATGACTATGCAGAACTTGGAGTGATGCAAGGAAGCGCAACGGGTAAACTTCGTCAAGTAGGAGTATATGTGGCAAACACGGGCGCACAGATTGTGAGTGATGTTGCAAGTGTCATTGGAGGTGTTCAAGCACAATGCAACACTCTTGAATCATTGCATCAGCCGATGTCAACGGTTGTCGCATTGGATATGTACGGACTTGCAGACCTTACGACATTGGTTGACTTAGGGGCATACGATTGCAGAAGCGTATCGGTGACCATTGGTCAAGATGGTGCAAATCTTGGTTATGTGCTTACAGAAGCAAGTGGATTCTCAATGACCAATCTTGGTGCGGTGCTTGGTGCAGTATCATTGTCTGCGGTCAACGAAGACATTGCATGGGTGAGCAAGTTCAACATGACCAATGGAACGGAACTATCAGTTCCTGCCTTTGGCAATACTGAAGTTGTGGACATGGTAGGTCAAGCGAATCTATTGAATCAACTGAACAATTATAGATATTTATTCCTGCGCACCTTCGTGGGCATTGCAGGAGTGTTTGTCAATGACAATCATTGCGCAATCACCGAGTCATCTGACTACGCATACATCAACGACAATCGTGTCATTGATAAAGCACACCGACTATTGTACGCAGGAGTGTTGCCTTTCTTGAATGGAGTCATCATCTTGAATTCGGATGGTACAATGACAATCAACACTACGGGCTATGTTCAAGGACTTGCATCGACTTCGCTTGATGCGATGATTCGTGCGAATGAGATATCATCATATGAGATTCTTATTGACCCTGCACAGAACATCCTTGCAACAAGCACTCTCCTTATTACTGCCAACATCCTTCCAACGGGAGTGGCAAGACATATCACAATCAATCTTGGATTCGTAACCTCAATATAAAATGTCAGCACCACTAATCAACGGAGTCAACTACTCTTGGGCGAATATCACGTTGTCATTATTCGGTGTTCCTGTTAAGGGAATTACGAAGATTGACTATACGAGAAAACAAACGAAAGAAAATAATTACGGAGCAGGTTCAGAGCCAATCTCACGTGGGTATGGGAACATCGAATATGAAGGTTCTATCGACATATATCTTGACGAATGGAAGGCGATATGCAGGGCATCACCTAATGGCGATGCATTGGCAATTGCTCCCTTCAATATCATCGTGACCTTCGGGGTGAATCGTGCGACTGCGGTCATCGATACATTGCAGATGTGCGAATTTATGGAAGACCCATTGTCTTCTTCGCAGGGCGATACTAAAATTGTCGTGACCATCCCTCTTATTATCGGAGGAAAAGTATCTTTGTGATTATGATATCACAAGAAGAACTAACAAAGAAAGCACAAGACCTCGCATCCAAATTGGGATTCAAGGTGCATCCTCTATCCTTCACAGATAGTGAAGGGAATCAAGTCATCGGATTCATGCGTGAGCCAACTCGTCAAGCGAAGTTGTCTGCGATGGATGACATGATGAAGTCACCAACACAAGCAGGAGAAACAATCCTCAATGCGTGTCTATTGGTTGACCATAGTGATGCGAAGATTCTCAATGATGATGATGTGTATGTAAGCGCAACAATGGATTGTCTGTCAATTTTGAAAATCTATCAAAATGATTTAAAAAAAAAATAGAACAATACAGACTTGACAAGGAAAGCCCTGCACTTCAATTGATGGAGAGCAGGGTTTTGTTTTATACGGGAATCATTCCCGAATCATTGACAGAAGATGAACTCATTCAAAATCATGAACGCATTATGTTTGCACTTAAAGAGAGAGGGGAAGCCAAATGAGTGATGTAATACAATACATTGTCAAACTCAAAGACGAGATGTCGGGCAGTTTGAAATCCATCGAACACAATACTGATTCATTGAACAACACAATGAAGAAAGTGGGTCTTGCGATTGGGACATATTTTGCAGTTGAGAAAATTGTCGAATTCGGCAAAGAATCATACAAGGCATACTCAGAAGCACAAGTGAATGTCACCAAGTTGACAAGTGCGGTCAAGACTCTCGGTGGCACATCCTCGGATGTTGAGTCGTTGGTGGCTCAGAGTAGTGCGTTGCAAGACAAAGGAATCTTCTCGGATGATGCGACTCAGCAGATTCAGACGATGGCAATTCAATTCGGGTTGACTTCCAAGCAAGTGCAGGAGATGACTCCCATTGTGGAGGACTTCGCAGCGGCAACGGGGCAGAGTACAGAGTCGGCAATGCAGAGTGTGTTGATGGGGACAAACGGAATGATGCGTGGAATGAAGGCATATGGCATTAATCTCAAGGACACGGGTAACAAGACCAAGAATCTTCAAGCAATCATCGGAGAACTTGGAGTCAAATTCAAGGGTTCAAATGAATTGATTGCTAAGACTACGGAGGCAGGAAAGATGGCTCAATTCACCAATCAGATGGATGACCTCCACGAAGTAGTTGGTGAAGGATTGGCAGCCGCTTTCTCCGTTGTGATGCCTTACATCATTGACTTTGTTCGAACACTCAAGGAGGCGTTGCCTAAGTTGATGCCTTACGTTCAGATTATTGTCGATGGCATCTCATCATTGATTGATGTTTTCAAAAATAACTCAGGAGCAATCGCATCTTTCTTTCAACCTATCATTGAGGTGGTCATGGCGTTTGTAAATCAATTAAAGCCCGTTATCGCACGATTGATTGCGTCTGTAATGGAATGGATGCCTCAGATTCAAGCACTCCTATATGGGTTGCGTGATGGATTTGTGTGGGTTCTGAAATTCGTTGAAGACATTACACTCACATTGATTGATATGATTTCGGTGATTCTTGATGTGGCTCATACATTCTATGTCCTACTTGACAAATTGGGAGTGATTGATTTCATCATTGGATTGTTCAAGATGTTATGGTCATGGGCGAAGTTAGTCGGAGATATGTTCTTGTGGGTTTACTCCGTTACGTTGAAGCCAATACTTGATGCAATAGGATGGGCATATGACAAATTGAAGGACTTACTCGGATTAACTTCCAAAGCAAAGGTCACGGTTGAATCAACAACCAAAGCGGTTGGAGAAACTAAAGCACCAACAACTGCGGTGGCAGGAGCAGGAATGGTGGCGAATAATGTTACCAAAGCAGGAGCAAGTGAATCAAAAGTCACGGGGTCAAAGAATACGACTATTCAAATCACCATACAGAAGTTCATTGATGGAGGCATCAACATAACCACAACAACACTCAAAGAATCGGCATCCGAGATGCAGTCGATGATTGCGAAAGCATTATTGAATGCGGTGAATGATGCTCAGATAATAGCAACACAATAGACATGGATAAGTTTCAGATAATTAATCAGAACGCAATTGATTTGGGTAAAGTTGTGACCAATGCCATTGTCATCAATTCATTGCCACATCCCAATGTTCCCAACAATCAATATGATGGTAACATCCCCAATACGTACAATCCTGATGAGAGGGTGGCAACATCCATGCTCGGCACTCCTGTATATAGCGACTTGAATATTCAAGGAGGTTCATACACGGATAATGATGGCAACACAATCACATTCCCTGCGGTGCAACTTGACACTATATTGTTTGTAGTAACACAATCGAAGAACATTGTCATCACGAATGTGCAGGGAAGGAACGGAAGCATCAAGGAATATATCTCAGACGATGACTACAACATCACCATAAGTGGAACAATTATCGGAAGCAACAATGTCTATCCGAAGGATGATGTTCTTGGATTGAAGAAGGTACTTGATGCACCCATATCACTCAATGTCAACTCATGGTTCTTGAATCAATTCGGAGTGCATGGCATTGTGGTGAAGGATTACAACTTCCCACAAGTGGCAGGGAGAAATTCTCAGCAAGAATTTACCATCTCCGCAATAAGTGACTTGCCTGTAATCTTGCAAATACGATGATACGACCACGCATTCGAATCACCATCAGTCAGCAATCAACAACTGACTATCCATCACGCAAGGATGTGTTCATCTTGAACTTCGTCAATGATGTAGAGGTGAACTCTTCATGGAAGAATCTCACCGATACTGCACGATTCGTCATCCCCAAGAACATTGTCTTCAACACAAGCAATGGTGGGTCATATGACTTGTCGGGTAAGGGAAGGAACATCATCGCAGGTGACCATCCTCCATTCATCTTGAGGGGTGACAAGATATTGATTGAAGCGTGTTATTGGTATTATGATGCGGAGGGCAATGAACAACGACCTCCATTCACTCCAATATTTCAAGGATTCATAACGAAGGTAAAGGTCAAGATTCCGATTGAAATCGAGTGCGAGGACAATATGTATATCTTGAAACAAACGACTGCACCGAATAAGGTCTTCAAGGGAACGATGGAGGACATGGTGCAAGAACTTATCAAGCCACTTGGATTCACGATGGTAAAGCATCCGCAGGGCATCACAACGAATGTCGGAATCTTCCGCACTCAAGATGAAACTATCGGGGAGGTACTTGATAGATTGCGCAAAGACTTGAGAATTGAGTCATGGTTCAGAGGCAACAATCTGCATTGCTCTGCCATCGTTTACTTCCCAAATGAGATTGCTAATCCACGACAAGTATTCGAATTTCAATCCAACATTGTTGGTGATTCATTAGACTATCAACGCAAGGATGACATTGTACTTGGTGCCAATGCCATCAGCGTGAACAAGACAGAACTCACTTCATCCAATGATACGGGAGGGAAGAAGACGAAGAACAAAAGAATCGAGGTCTTTGTCGGAACGAAGGGAGGCGAGGTGCGGACATTATACTTTTTCGATGTAACTTCGAAAACAACATTGCAGAAGATGGGAGAGGATGCGTTGCGTAAGTTCTACTACACAGGTTATCGAGGGACATTCACAACTTTCGGAGAACCATTCGTCAAGCATGGTGACATCATCACCTTGCGTGATAAAGTTCTACCCGAACGTGAAGGAGATTACTTCGTGAAGTCAGTCAAGAGAAAGTTCAGCGTGACAGATGGCTATCGTCAAGAGATTGAGATTGACTTGAGGGCGGATGTATTTTCAAAAGCAGAAATCAACAAAGGACTATGAGTGACAAGAGGCAGATAAGTGAAGCCATTCAGAGGTTGAGTGGTACATTCATGCAGGATAGTGTTCGACTATTCTTGGCGGAGGTGGATAGTGTTGACGAGGGGCAACGCACTTGTGTGGTGACTCCCATCAATGACAACGCAACAACTTCTTATCCCGATGTACTATTGATGGCAGAAGCCAATGATGGAATACTCATCGTTCCTGCCATCGGAAGCACGGTGATTGTCAATGTAAGCAAGAGAGGGGTGGCATATGTGTGTATGTATTCAGACATCGACAAGTTGACTATCATCACCTCCACATTAACAACATTAGTGAGCAAGGCAACGCAATTCAATGATGGTTCATTCGGAGGACTTGTGAAAATTCAAGAATTGGTTGATAAGATTAATCGATTAGAAAATACATTCAACACACACACGCATACGGTGGCATCTTTTGGGACTCCATCCTCTGCTCCTGCCTCACTCATTGCACCTATCACTATGGTTATAGATATTGAGAATAAAACAATAACACACGGACAATGACAACTATCTTCCAAGACATAAGATGCAACGACTCGGATGCCGACTTGTTCATCAATAGCAATGCAGGAGATTATGATATCAACTTCAGCGACAACCAACACATTGAAGATATCATTCAATCCTTCAATGGAGATTGGAAACAATTCCCAATGGTGGGTGTGGGAGTATCATCATACCTTGCATCAACAGGACAACAACAACAATTGACAAGGGAAATATTAATTCAACTGAAGGCGGATGGATTCACGGTGGACAATCCGATTGTGAAGATTGTCAATGGCAACATCACGGTCAATCCTAATGCTTATCGTCAATGATTAACACCAACACAACTATTCCAATCTCATTGAACTCGCAGGATGTATCTGCGACATCGATGTACGGACTTTACTTCACCCAAAGCGGTCAATCTATCTATGATGTGTGTCTTCAGTTGTATGGAACATTAGACGAATTGGTGAGCATGATGGCGTTGAATCAAATTGGTGGTCTATCAGATAGCAATATTCAAGGGCATTCCATTATTTTTGAAATGGCAAAAAGACAAGATTCACTTCTTGGTCGCAACAATTTCCAAAACAACATAACATATGCAACATTGTATGTCAATGCACTTCCCATCACCTTCTCGTATGAACTACGTGAGGAAGGGGGATATGAATTGAGAGAGGATGGCGGATATGAATTAAGATAAATAAATATGGCAGACAAGAAAGTATCAGAAGAATCGGACTTGGGTTATGGCGGTATTGATGGCACGGTTCAATATCGTGTAGTCAAAGCAGGAGGAACGTATCGTCAATCATACGATGACTTGTTCACCTACATTGATGCAAATGCGACACCGAACACATTACAAGAAGTCATTGACCATGACCACTCATTGACTTATGACCAATTCTTTGCAGGAACGAATGCAGGAGCAGGAGTGTCAACAAGTCAGCATCGGTACATCGCTATCGGTGAGGGGGCAGGAGCAGGTAATTCTGCAAACCAAGTGATTGCACTTGGCTACAACGCAGGGTCACAAGGATTTCAAGAGATTGGAAATCTGATTGCCATTGGTTATATGGCAGGAAACTCAATCAATAGTGGTGGAGGACTGACTGCGATTGGTGATGGTGCGATGATGAATAGTTCATCCATCCAAAACTCCATCGCAATCGGCACTAATGCCTCGTTTGAATCGGGCAATGATGCATCAATGGGAGTGGCAATTGGATATTGTGCAATGCAGCAGAATCAAGGGTGGCAAGTCATAGGTCTTGGATTACAGGCAGGGAAGAGTAATCTTGGGACTGAGTGTGTATTAATTGGAACAGAAGCAGGAACAGAGAACACATCCGACAATGTTGTCAACATTGGAAACCAAGCAGGAATGTATAATCAAGGGACAAATGTTGTATCTCTTGGTGCGAGGGCAGGGATGAATAATATGGGAAGTTCATCCATCTTTATGGGAGAATATTCGGGATATGATTCAGAGGGAAGCAACGGAGGTAATTATGGAAGTAGTGTTTTCGCATTTGGCTATCAGTCGGCAGGGGCAAACATTGGAAACAATGTGATTGCTATTGGTGACAATGCCCTATACTACAACAATGCATCCAACGTGATTGCGTTGGGCGATGGTGCAGGGTATGGGAATCAAGCAGAATATCTCATCGCCATAGGGCAACAGGCAGGGTACAACAACAATTCATATAATGGGGTAAGCATTGGCTACAACGCAGGGTCAGACTATGTAGGTGACAATTCAATATCAATTGGCAACTACGCAGGTATTCATGGCGCAGGTGTGGAGGTGATTAGTATTGGGATAGATTCGGGTGGCGGAAGTAATGGTCAGAAGAACATCTTCATCGGCACATCTACGGGCAACAATAACAATGGTGACTATGTCATAGGCATAGGTGAGGGGGCAGGGTATAACAATGCCACATCTTCTGCATTTATCATTGGCAATAATTACCTGCAAGAATTTGCAACGCAAGTCGATGCAGTATTATATTATTCAACTCACTCATTGTCGGCAAATTCGACATACATATATCTTGACTTATCGGATAACACATTGAAATATTACAGAACCTAATGGAAATAACATTCAACAAACCAACTGAAATATTAATAATTTCAGAGAGAAAAATATCGGTAGAGAAAATCACCATTGTAGAAGTGGTTGACAATCCAAGTCGGAAGATAGTATGGGCAACCACAAAAGAGGTTGGCAAAGTAATCTTATGGAAAGATGCCGACTATGATGCAATAGGTCAATGGACAGATAGCAATGTATCGAATCGTGTGATTGAACTATACGGTCAATGAGATTCATCATCTCCATCATGATTGGTGTGATGCTATTAAGTTGCACACACAAGCCCGATGACATAGGTCAGCGTGTTCAATATCCGTGCGAATTAAATTCACCGAATCCAACATATGCAGATGTGAGGACTATCATCAACGATAAGTGTAATGGATGCCACAACAATCAATCAATCGGTAACTATCATCAATATGATGTGCTGAATGAATCGTGCGTGAATGGGTCATTTTTTCAAAGAGTATTTATCAAGAGGACAATGCCTCCAAGTCACACACTTGACACTTGCGACTATCTTATATTAAAGAGATGGTTTCGCAATGGTCATCTTCCATTTTAATTCATAAAACAAAATAGACGATGTCGAAGATATCATCGTATTCAGCAATGAGTGATAGGGAACTATTACTCGTTGTTGTTGAGAGGCAAGAGAATCAGATTGAAACACATAAGATGTTGGCAACGAAAGTCGATAAAATTGAGGAAAAGATTCTTGAAGACATTGAGAATCGCATCCGACTGCTTGAGAATAAGAACAACGAATTCAAGGGTGCGTATAAGTTGTGGATGTTGGTCATTGGAATAATCTCCGCATTGTCGTTGATACTTAACATCAACTCAAGATGGTCATAGGCAAGTTCCTCACATTGGCGGAATGTTGCAAGAGTGCGACTGCCATCAAGATGGGCATTGATAATGTTCCCAATGAGATGCAGGTTCAGGCAATGAAGGATTTATGTAAATTTATTTATGACCCGTTGTGTGAACATTTTGCAACGAAGATTCCCTTCAATTCATTCTTCAGATGTGATGCGTTGAACAAGGCAATCAAGGGGGCGAAGGGAAGCCAACATACAATGGGCGAAGCCATCGACATGGATTTTGATGGAAAAAACATTGGAGTGACCAATCAAATGCTATTTGATTATATACGATTCAACATGACCTTTGACCAATTGATATGGGAATTTGATGGAGCATGGGTGCATTGCTCATGGAGTGATTCTCATCAACCAAGAATGCAAGTATTGAAGGCGGTGAATAAGGGCAACAAAACAACATACCAACAACATGGCTAAGATTCAGTTAAAGAAAAGTTACTACACCGAGCCGACTGCGGTGTGGATGCGCATACTTGGGGACTTCTTCAACTACATTGGAGCAGGAGCATCGGTGTCTGCCATCGTGCAGGGAGAAAAGAACTACGCAATAGTCTTCATTGTCGTGGGAGCATTGGGTAAGGCAATCAGTAATGCGTTCACGCAAGGGCAACAAGTCGAATCTCCGACCAATGAACAAGGATGATGACCATCGCAAGATGGACTTGTTGTTGTGTTTTCTTATTATTCTTCACATTATGGTCACCATATACTGCCAATTGAAGGGACTTAAGTGAAAGTTTTTCGCTACATTATCAATCAGTTACAATCATTTTAATAGTGCAGGGAGAAAATATATTCAATTTCCCTTGCTTGGTATATAGCAGATATAGTACCTTTGCTTTATCAAACAAACAAAAATATGAACAACATCATGAACACATCAGACATCTACGCAACACGATATATCTGTCGTAAGAAGTCGGGCAATTACATCATCACAACATCCCCATTATCTGCATGGGAGATGATTGACAAGGCGGAAAGTCCTTCGGAATTGATGCAGAAAACATCAACTATCAATGGCAAGTTTATCCTTAACGAATATTCAAAAGCGCAGATGACAACATTTGGCGGATTGACTGAGAGGCAATCCTTGTATTGTTTTGGACTTGGGTATTCAAAAGAAAACCTTCAATTATATTTTGCCAAATAGTATATATTAACTATATTCGCACCAACATCACAACATCACAATGGACAACTTATTCCGCAATATCATGTATTGCCTTGCAGTCACAATCTATCCTCAATTGAATCTCATCAAAAGGACATTGTATGGCATCATTGCCTTGACATTATTCTCGACCTTCCTCTACATTCTAATACATTGCGAGGTCATCAACTCACTCATTATCTTCTGCACCATCCCAATCTTCCTAACCTGCCTTGTCTTCGCAACTGCATCGGCAACAGGGTATGGATTGCGATACTTAATTCAAGAACTTAAACATCAATGGTAACTCCCAAAAAAAAAAAAATAACTCCAAA